TGAATTTAAGGCTGAACAAATGGAAAAGATGGCTTACAATGATATTAAGTCAGGTTTCCAAGCACGATTCAATGCTGAAGTTGCAGCAAAGGCTGATTCAATCGAGAAGTCAAACTATGACCCTCGCACAGAAGTAAACGAACTGAAAAAGCAGTTTAGTGAGTTAATTGACACACTAAAGGGTGAGAAGGAAAATGTTATCCGAAAGCAGCAAAAGGCTGTTGATAACCTAAATGTTCCTTCAAGTGATGAAATCGCTAAGATGGACTGGAATGAAGTTCATTTGGCTATGGCTCGACTAGAGCGCAATTTCCGCTGAATACGGATTTAAAAAAAGGTGATTTAAAATGGTAAAATATATTAACACAATTGCTGACCTTGAAACAGCCACTTATGGCTCGTTTGGTGGAAACAGCGATATTCTGAAAAGTGGTGGGTCTTTACTTGGACTTCACACAGCACACGATACAAACGCAACAAACGCATTTGTTGGAACTGCGGCTTCAAACCTCAGTAACTTGTATAACGTGATTTATGGACAGAAAGTTTGGTCAATGCTCAATCAAGAGATTAATCCACTTTCTATCCTTCCTAAGCGTCCATACACTTCAAGTGGTTGGCGCGTATTAATCGACAGACCTATGGGTGGAAGTGCTGCGGCTTTTGCGATTGGAACAACTGATATGTCAGCAACTCCAACAGCAGATATGAGCGCACCTTCAGCAGATACTCTTGGTGGTGTGAATGAAAATCACGCTTTGAATAGTGTTGGGCTTTCTGAACTATCTCCAGAATATGCGACCTTATACATGAGTCCTAAAACTGTTGCACATATGTTCGGATATTCCGAAGTAGCAGCAGAAATGGCGAAAATTGATGATGGTATCGGTGATATTCGTAACATCGTTCGTGAAGATATGGGTAAATTCCATGCTGAGGTTCAGTCCAAAATGCTTGTAATGCCCCTTGAAAACTACGACCATACAAGTTACACAAACATTGAATTGAATTATACTTCATTAAATAAAATTGTAGCAAGTAGTCAAGAAATGGAAGCAATGGTTGATGCAGGTATGCACGGTTCAATGGGTGGTTCTTCATCAACAGGCGGTTTAGTAGACCAAATGAGTTATTTGTATGGAAACAATTCTCGTGATTTAGTTGCAAATGCTTACAATGAATCTTATATGGATTCTTATGTCAATTATGGTAGTGGATATGCTGCTGGCGATGTTCGAGCATTAACTCTAAGTTTGCTTAATACAACTTTGCAGAACCTCCGAACCAATGGTGGAACACCAAAATGTATTCTAACTGGATATGACTCAATTCAAGCAATTGCTGATTTGTTACAGTCCCAAGAACGCTTTTTGGAGCGAAAAGAAATTGTTCCAACACATAACGGTGTTCGTGGTGTAAAGGGCCGAGAAGTCGGTTTCCGAGTAGCGACATATTTCGATATTCCGCTAATTCCATGTAAAGATATGTCTAGCACAGGTGAAGCAACAGGTAAATTAAGTGACTTGTTGTTCTTAGATACTGACCATCTTTGGATGGCTGTAATGAAACCCACTCAATACTTTGAAGATGGTATTAATTCTGGAAACCCATTCGGTGTTGGCGCACTTGGAAACAAAGCCATGTTCCGAACAATGGGCGAAACTGGTTGCACTTTCTTTAAGGGACAAGGCAAAGTTACAAACGTGAACTGAGGTCGTTTAGTCATAATTAGGTGATTTAAAATGACACAACAATTTATTGAAATAATTGCGGACCGTAAAGGTGTTTCTAAGCCTAGAGTTTGTGGCGATGAATATGTCGTAGATGCTTTTGTAAAGATGACGGTATATCATACAGCAGATGTGATTAATGCTTCTGATGTAGGATTATCAAAAATTACAGCAGCAACAATTACAGGAACAACAGGTGGAGTTTCTGATGGTAGTATGGCTAGTGGGGCTTATATTCAAGTCCCTACCGCTAATGTTGCTACCGGCCTTTATCCAAGCAGTAGTAGTATCAAAATAGTATTATATGATAATGATGGTGCTTGTGGTTTATTAGCCAATGGAACTAACATGGATGATATGACATTTAGACTTCGTGTTTGGGGTCAAATTTGAGGTGGTTAATTTGGCTAGACTATTGCTAAAAGAAAGCAATCCGGAAAAATACGTAACAACGTTAAAAACCGGACAATTGCGAAGAGGCGAGTCTACTGAATTATCCGCTGATAACATTGTAGCGTTTTTAGGAACATCACAATGGGAAGTAACATTGAGTGAAGAAGAAGTTAATGGGCTAAGTGATAAGAAATTAGCATTGGCTCAAAGACTACTAGGGTTGGAATCAAAAGAAGCGGTGCTAAAAACGCTACTTCCAGAAAGGACAATCGTTAAAACAGTTACTTCAGCAGTAAAATCGGTAACACCGTCTTTGAACAAAAAGGTGATAAAGGAAGAACCTTCGGATGAGGCTACTTTAGCCGATGAATCCGAATGATTCCGAATGCTTAATATGGTGGCCCATCTCTCCCTTATTCGGGGGAGGGGTGGCCTCCACCAAATAGGTGATAATTATGGCACATTCAGGAAGTAGGAGTAGCGGTTTAACTACGGCAGATGCAGTTGTTCATAGAGGCAAATGCAAATTAATTAGTATTCATGGATATAATGCCCATACTAGTGATATATGCATAGTCATAGTTTATGATAATGTTGCTGCTAGTGGTAAAGTTGTGGCTAAATTTTTATTAAATCCATTACAACGTGACCCCGGTTCAGGGCAACCAGCCCATTCTGCCGATTCATTTGAATTTGATATGCACGGCGTATTATGTATGAATGGATTATATGTTGATGTAACAGGTGGAACCCCTAATTTAACAATTGAATTTGCATAGGTGATTAAAATGACTTGGGAAAAAATGTTAAAAACAATGGATGTTAATTTATTACATCAAGTAAAAGCATTAAAAAAAGTAATGGAAAATAAAAACCCAGATATGTATGGTTACTTATCCGACCAAGAACAGTCTGATGATAAAGAATTATTACAGGCTTTGACTAAATGGGTTACTAACTCGGAACAAAGATTAACTGATGCAGGGCTTCCATCTAGTAAATTAAATCCTAGAAGAAAATTGGGGAATTAAAATGAAAAAATGGGAACGAATATTAAAAATGCCTGTGCCTATTGATACAGGCGATAAAAGAGATGAAGACTATAAACAAAAAATCATCGAATATGAAAAAACAGTAGTGGAACCTGAATTAACAGCATGGGTTCAAAGTGACACAGCATTAAAAGGTTTTACAGTATATTTCAGATGGGACATAAATGACGACAAAACTGAGTTCACAACTGGGGATGACAGTGGGGCTTTTTGGTTTGGCAACAATGATGTTGAGAAATTAGGAGGAAATTTTAAGTATATTTTGCAGGTATTAGGCGAAATATACTCCCAAGAAGGTTATAACACAGAAATGACTGGGGCCAAGTCATTAACGGTTACAAAGGGGTAATTAAAATGGCAGCAATAAGTAAAGATACTAGATTAGTTATGACAATTTTATTTGTCGGTGCAGTAAGTGGAATGAATGTATATTTTTATTCTAATTATGGTGCAGAATTACCTTGGTCGCCATTAAGTCATGCAGTATTATTTTCTTTAATTACGATTGGATTCGTAATGGGAATCAAAGCAGTATTTGACTTGATTATGAATGATAGAATGGAATTATGGTTACTCGACAGGAAAATCAATATGTATTGGGAAAAGCGCAAAAGAGAAGAAACTCAGCGTAATAAAATAGTAGATTCTATGCGCCAATACAATGTTGGTAATCCATATATGAGAGCAAATGCCGAAGAAGTTCCAGCAGTTTTTCTTGACGGAATCGAGCCATAATATTGAGGAATAAACGTGCTTTTAGATTTATTTGGGTTAGATGAAACATCTATCACTTATGATATGACAAGAGCGCATTCCGCCGATATGCTTTTTTTAAAAGCAAGGGCATTTATGTGGTGTATTACAATAGGTGTTGCTTGTTTATTAATTGGTAATATTTGTGGTGTATTTGGTATAAATTATTTTGGTATGACTTGGAATTGGGTTTCAAATATATGGCATTGAGGTGTTAAAATGAGAATTATAAAAAGTAATAATGAAATTAGAAAGAATATCTATAACGTATCTAGGCCTGACCATTTTGGGTCTATTAAGAAAATGCCAGTTAGACCTGAAGTAGCAGATGAAAGGGAAGAATCACAAGCAGATATGCCTTATGAAGAAGTTAAACAAAAAGTGGCCCAATATGAACAAAGTAAAATTACACCTGCTTTAGAAGCCCAAATTAGAACATTAAAAAGAGAAACAGGTTGGAATTGGTCTCGAGGTATTAGGATTACAATTTATGTGCATGAAGAAGATGTTAAAAATAAAGGGGTAAGCACGGAAACGGATTGGAATGGTAAAAACGAAAAGCCAGTTTATTCCACTTCTATTGAAGATATGGGTTTAATGCAAGAACAAGATGAGGCTTATGAAGACCCTGATAGAAGTTCTGACCAACATTATGGAAATTTTAACAATGCTGCTAAGGCTATGCAAGAAATTTATGAAGAAGCAGGTTATTTCGTTAAAGCATCGAGAGTGCAAGCGGCTTGGGCATTAAATATAAAAAGGCATTAAATAGGTGATGTTATGTGTCAGTTGTTGCAGGATTCGCTATTGTTTGTATAGAAGCAGCAGGTAATTTATGGAAAAAATTTCACGCAATTAATTTTGGAGTTTATGGCGCATCAAGAGTTGGTAAAACCACTTTACACAGGCAATTACGAACTAGAGGAGAAGTTCCAGAAATTAAGAAAAGAACTGTTGGTTTAGAAAGAGCAACAAGAAAACTGGTTAAAATTGATAAAGATATGCACACAATCAAAGCAGCAGACATTGGGGGAGAATCGGCATATTGGAATCTTTGGAAAAAAGATATGAAGAAAAGAAAACCAAAACACGTTATATTTATGATAGACAATCGACATTTAGAAAGTAATGTAAATATGGATAACCAATTAGCATGGCAATATTTTGTTGATTTAGTCTGTGACCCTTATTGGAGAGATGGGAAGAAAAAGAGAAGAAAAAAGGATAAAGATTATCCGAAGTCTATTGGTATATGGGCAAATAAATATGATTTATGGGGGAGAGGAAATGAATTCAACGACATTTCAAAACACCCTATTTTTGAACCATTCGCGTATGGAATGCAACGACTTAATGAAATTGGAATACCTTGTTTCAAATACGTCGTTAGTGCCAAATCCGACCCGGAAATGGTATATCGGGGAGTAATGACAATGTGTGACGATTATTAAGGTGATATTATGAGTTGGGAAGATATTTTAAAAAGTGATGTTGAAAAAATTAAACAGAATTTCATTAATTATTTTAATTTACAAGGTGCTGATACAGGAAACATTTTAGAAACGATTAGTGATATTCAGCGAGGAAGACATTCTGATGCAGTAAATGAAATTTTAGAAGTTAGTGGTTTGGATGCAAATAACCCATCAAATAGAAATTTAGTTGGTCAGGCATTAAATGAAATAAAGCAGGGTAAAATGCCTTCTCAAACTAATGTGCAAGTGGACCCTAAAACAAAAATTCCTTGGAAAGCACCTGCAAGTGACCCAACTGCAATAAGCCAAAAAGAAGTAGATAATCCCACTCATGCAAGAATAAGAGAAGGGCGTGGTGACTAAAATGTATTCAGGAAGATTTGCAAAAACAGTAACTAATGTTCACGATTGTTATGTTCAAATTTGTAATATGAAACAATGTTTACATAATGAAAGTAAAAAATGCACATTATCAGAAATTGCTCTTGATGCTGATGGTAAATGTATGCAAATAAAAACAGACGAAGATAAACCTCCAAAGGAAGTGGAAGAATGAGTGTTGGATATTCACCATCAAATTTAATTGGTATGCAAGGCGCACAAAACTCAACAATGGGTTTTACAGGACTTGATATGGCTAGAATGCCGGGGCCAATTAGCACTTATGAATATAAAAACATTCGAGAGAAAAAACAGTTAAAAGAAATTCGACAGGTTCTTAGACCTGAGAAGAAAAAATTCTTATTCATTAAATACGGATTCAAATTCAATGTTAGACATAGATGTGTAGTTTGTGGTGCTTATCACGAATGGGAAGCATCAGATACAATGAGGCCACCAATTCCATTATCAGAAGTTCATAAAGGCCGTCCATTAAAAGGCACATTTTGTCCTAAACACGCTTCAATGTTTATTCAAATGGAAACGTTAGAACAACAAATTCTAGCAAATAATCACGGATTAGAATTCAAGAAATATATTCCAAAGGCGAGAGTCCCAAAAATAATGCAAAGAGGCCCATTAACGGATTTATCACCAACAGATGTTACAACTCTAGTATCAGCAGGATGGGTAATTGAACCACCAAAAGGGACAAAAGAAACACCCCATATGCAATATACTAGAATCATGTTAGAAGTTCAAGGGAAACTTAAGCAAATACAAAAAATAATCCCTTTATTGGAGGTCGAAGAAAATGGTCAGGAATAGCACATTAAACTCAGCACTAGCAGATTCTCAGAATCAAAGTTTTAAAAGTATGAATAATCTCTTAACTTTACAAGAAAATCATGTAGAAGAGTTTTTCCAATATCACGGGCCGGAATTTATGAAAGCCCTTGAAAAATTAATGGAAGATGTTGTTCAAAGAGTAGTATCGGATATGTTATCAAATTTAGAATTTGTTATGAATCCTACAACAAATCACATTACATTACAAGAAAAATGTCTTTCGGACTATCAAAAAATCACTCAAGAAAATATTGATTTGGATATTTCTACCCTTTTGGCTACGGCTGTAAATAGTGAAGTTATTCATCAGCGTAAGATGGCTAAACAACAATACCTTGAAAGTCAAGGTTTTAGCCCACAAACAACAGGACAAGGACAAAACTATACAGTTGCTCAAGGTGTTGGAATGGGCGCAACATCCGGTGGAATGGCCGGAGGTGTAATGGGCTTAAATCAAGGAATGCAAAGTGGTTATCCAATTCCGCCTAATGGTTACGACCAAATGAATAATCCTTAT